TCGTATATCATTTTTGATGAAATTTTTAGATGTTTGGTAATGTCTTTTTTACTCACATGTTCTATGTCACCGTTAGATGTTAAAAATATCTTGCGAGCATTTTGATATGAATATTTCTCTGGTACAATGAATCTTTTATTCGTTGGCACAACTATTTTCAATATAGTTTCAATTGAACCATATTGTTTTATTAATGAATGAGCTGATTTTGGTCCAATTGATTTAATTGTCAATGGACATCCATTATCATTTGTCAAATAATCACTTCCTAGTAGTATACACATGTCCACAAATTGTTCTCTTGTGAAATTCATTCTTTTGAGCATATCTTCAGTGTCAGTCAATCGTACTGTACCAGATCTTTGATCATATTTCGAAATAACAATTTTGGCTCCAAATGGAAAAACATCAGTATCATCACTCATTACAGCATTAATCAATTGTGGATATTTTTGATTAAGAGCTGTTGCATAACTTTCAGCATCGTATGGCGTCCTACAAGCTGGTATTCCAATTCGTTGCATTACTCCAATAATTCCGTTAATTTCATCTGTTTTAGCTGTGATATCTTGCGCTCTTGAAATGAGTTTAATTTGTTCAGTTATCATTTTAATTGTGTTTTCAATTTCATCTCTTTCATCACTATTTAATGAAAAAGTGTCCGCCAAATTATTCTTACTGGATTCGAGCTTATCGATTAGGTCATCTTTTTTATCTGCATCCTTCTTCTTTTTTTCATATCGTTGTTTAACAGTACACAATTTATCATCACACACATTTCCATCAAATAAAAAGATTGGGATTATACCATTTTTTAACAATGTCAATACAAAGCTTATCATTTTGACATAAATATTGGCACCTCCATATTTGAAACGACAGGCATGAAAATTACCATCGACTGCTACCATAATATACGGTTTTTTAGTATGATTTTTAGCGATTTCATTACTGTTGGTTTCATTTGTACCAAGAATAATACAATTTATATTAATATTCTCTTGATTTTTAGAATTTAAAGAGGTTTTCTTATCATTTTTTTTTAATTTATCTTTTTTTCCATTATTCCTGTTGGTTCCGTTTTCAATACAAAAAGGATAATTTCCGTTATGGGATATTTTGTAAATTTCTTGTGCTAAATCTATAATCCTGACGGTTCTACCATATTCTCCAATAATCTTATTCAATTGTGTAATTCCCATTTTATTTGAATGTAATTCAATTTGATATCTTTAATTTACACCACGTTTTTAATTTAAATTTAAATAATATTATTTTTATTTAATTCGTATATTCATAACATATTATTAATAATCAATTTTTCTCACTAAAATTGATTATTTACTCACAACACTCAAAAGTTATGACTGGTAAATAGTGTAATTATAAATACAATTTCTAATCCGAATATACAGTTCCTTGATTATCTCGAGTTCCACAATTGCTAAATGCACATTTGTAAACATAGAAATTGAACCGTATTCCTAAACAATATACCAATCACCTTTTTAGACAACTCGAACGATTCACTACACAACTAACAAATACTCCGAGGATCTGGGTTTTTTAAAAAATTCACGATCTAAAAAAAATCCAATATTTTTAGATCCCATTTTCTAAATAATATTTATTTATCAATCAATGTACGCTTTAATATAAATCCAAACCATTTTAAGTATATATCGGCTTCATTGTTAACTAAATACTTAAACTTTATTAAATTCATTATCTTTAATAGACTTAACTAGCTATTCATTAAGATTCTTCATTTGTGTATTATTATATTATTATATTATTGCTTGACTAATATTTGTAACTAAATCATTTTTATTTAATCAAACTCATCCGGAGTGTTTTACCCTGAATATTGTGATTAGATGCGAGATATTGCTTTCTATGTAGTTTATCGATGAATTGATTATCTAATAATGCCAGATCTATTAGATAATCGGCTTTTTTGGAATTGATTATGTAATTCCCAGATGTTCCAGTTATACATTTGAGCATAAGATTAATATGGGGTAATAGTGCTGTTTTGGCAATATAATAAGAAAAAACACCTGATTCTTGAGGAAAGCATTTTTGCCCATCTTTCAGTATATCACTTATTTGGAGATCATAATGATTTAAAATTTTGGCAGACTGATTTAACCCATATTGATGTTCTTTTTCAATATTATATTGAACATAAGGATCAGTATCAATATCAGCAATTTTATATTTATTAGGTGAACATAAGTTATAGTAACAATACAATGTCAAAGCTTCAGTGAATGCTTCGTTTGTATTCATTTCACTTGTGACGCATACTGGCATTTTTGAATCAAATAATTGTCTATCAAGTCCCAACGCATGTATCATTTCATGAACTATAATTTTAGGAGCTTCTTCAGTGCGATAAATATAAATATCTCCATACTTAATTATTTTATTGTTGTATAAGTAAGTAACTGCACTATTGACGTCTTCGACACCAAGAATTTTTCCTTTCTCAGGAAATACTTTAGGATTATTAATTGACCAATATACTAAATTTATAGGGTTTTTAACATCATTTCCACACCAAATATATTTCATTCTAGCCATTAATGATAGGAATTGATATGATTTTTTAGTGTCTTCTAAAATATTTTGATTCCCAGACTTAATTCCAATATAATACAGATTACAATTAGTAGGAATATGTTTGTAACACTTACAAGAAACCATTTCAGAATTCATATTATTCATATTCATATTAGTATTTTTAATTACATTTTTTATCTCATTTTCGATTTTTTTAGGTAAAAAATTATTCCCTTTAAAGCAATTGAGAATTAATTCATCACGAAGAGAAAAATCATTATGTATTATATCTTTTTTGGGTATTTTTTTATATTTGAGACCAGAGGCGTATATTTTCTCTCTGAGTTTATCTATTTTCATTTACTTAACTTACTAAAATTAAACAATATTAGTTATTTAATTTTATTAATTTAATTACTTACTTATTTGGTTCCAAAGTAAAATACCAAATCTCCTCTCTTATGATTGAGTTGTTTTCTATAATTATTAAGTCCTTTAAGTAATTCATCATTCACAATAACAACTGCAGAATCATCATAATTAATCTTTGGTAAACCGAGTCCTTTAATTTTTTCAGTTTTTCCAATCTTGTTACATTCTAATTTTACAGTGACTGATTTTGTTTTTCCTGGAATATTAACCTTTATTCCCACTTCATTATCTTTATCTTGGTTATATTTTTCTTTAGAAGCAAATAAATAGCAAACAATATTATTTTTTTCTCGGACCCAATTCAATTGAACACCGTTATTTTCATGTTTTACAGTTGTATATTCTAATTTAATTAACAAATCGGTGCCATTTTTACCCATCGCAGGATATAGTAATTTATGACTAATAAGTGGAACAGTTACCACTTTTTTTTCTTCACCGATTTTGAATGCTATTTTTTGAGTTTTAAGAGAATTAAAATCTCCAATAGAATAGCTTTCCTTGAGTACAGTTATTTTTCCAGTAATTTCTTTAACTAGATTATTTTTATACTTATCATTATTTTCTTCGTTCTTATTTATAGATTTAGAATCAAATTCATTTCTGTTATGAAAATTTGAGTTTATGTTTTTCTTCTTATTTTTATTGAACTGCTCACTTAATTGATTACTTGATTGTTTTTGTTTTTTTGAGAAACTAATATCTAAATCAACGTCATCATAATTGGCATTGATATTAAGAGAACCAAATGAGTCAATCATATCCATACCAATAATATTTTCAAATATACCTAAATGTTGAAAATTAACAACGGGAACTCCTTGAATTCCTACAAAAAGATGTCCCTGTGTATTTCCACTAACATTCTCTATCATTTCTCCAAATAAATTATCCAATAGATTGTTTGAAAGATTATCAAATAGTTGAGCAAATAATTCATTTGGGTCTTGATATATTACGTTTGAATAAATCCAATTATCAGTATTATTTGTAAACCCATGTTGAAGTTCATAATCATATTGTTTTCTTTTCACAGGATCACTTAATATCTGGTAAGCGTCTGCGATTTCTTTGAATTTTTCTTCTGCTTCGGGATTGTTTGGATTTTTGTCTGGATGAAATTTAATCGCCATTTTTTTGTATTGTTTTTTAATTTCATCAGTTGTAGTTTCCATATTTATCTCCAAAATATCATACAGATTTTTTTTAATATCATTGCTATTGCTGTACATAATCTACTTTCTATATTTATAATACGATTATACTTACGTTTACACTTGTATTCACACTTACAATTAAATGATAAACAAATACTTATATTTGAACTTGTTTATCATCTTTTCTTTTCTCTTAGTCAAATTTATTGCACATTATTTCAAAAACATTACTTATTCTTTTTAATGTCCATAGATTTGCCTTTAGTTTTGTTCTCAGAACTTGATTTTTTTTTAAGTCCAATCAAACCAAATAGAAAAGCTTCCAAATGAACAATATCTTTATTACTATTGACAGCGATTAATTGATATTGCGCTGCACTTCTAATTGCTTTTTCCTTAATTTTATTTGAAATATCAGGATGTTTTATTATTTTTTTGATAAGTAATCTAAAAATATCTTTGGTTTCAAGGTTGTTGGTAAATAGCACATAAAATGATTCACGAATTTTTTCAAATAATTGTAAAGTTACATTATTTTGTTGTATTGTAATAGCATCCACTAAACTATTCAGGTGTGATTCGTAATTTAGTTCATATTTTCTATATTTGCCATTCACAATTGATAAATCAAATATTTGTAATATCAGTTTAAGATTGTTGGGAGTTGGAGTGATATCATTACAATAATTAATAATGCGTGTTATTGCGTTTTTACTAAAATCCTCCAATTTATATTGATTCTTTACTCGTACTAAGACGTTTTTAATTTCATCTTCAGATGGTGCTGGAACTCTGACACATGAAAATCTACTAACCAATGGATGAATTAAAGAACTGATATTATGACACATGAATATAAATCTCACTGAATCTACTTGTCTTTCTATCAAAAAACGTAGTGAATTTTGTGCTTGTTGTGTCAATTTATCAGCATCATATACAACAACAAAGGAAGGCAGTTCAGATGTTAAATTTTTAATATTCGATTTTTCTCTAAGAAATGAACTAATTATATCTTTATCATAAATTCCATAATCTGAGGGATTTAATTCATAATGATAATTACTACTTTTAGTAGTAAAAGCTATCTTTGCTTTAGTTCCACCAGAAATAGCCATTTCTTCTTGCATTCTACTATAATCTATTTTATTACCAAAAATTTCTCTTAAATAAGCCATAACAAGAGTATATTTTCCTGAACCAGGAGGTCCATAAAATAATAAATTTGGTGAGTTATGGGGAGAGTGTGCTATTTTTTGAAGATCTAAAGCTAACTTAATATTATAGTCCATATCGCTTAAAAGTTTAGGTTTAATTTTTTCATAAAGAGTCATTGTTATCTTTTTCTTGCCATGTATTAATTTATCTTAATCACAACTTTTTAAATGATGAGGTATTAAATAAAATCATTTTTTTATAGAAATAATCGGGTAATTATATATTCAGTCAAAAGGATAACCGCAATTAAAATAAAACTTAGTATATAAACTGTTATTTTGTGTTTAATTGCTTCGTTTTCTTTTATTTTATTAATAATTACTGGGATAAGTTGTGTGGGTATAAGAAATGTAATAACCACCATAATAAGAAACTTAATAACAGTTAAGTATTTTTTATTAGTTTCTATATAAAAATCATAGGTTTGCCACAAAACACCAATAAGAGCGATGGCACTTACCGTATTTGTAGAAGCATATGTCCACATATTTTTAGGACTCGGATCGTATACATCTTGAAAATAGTCTGGATAACCAGCAGCCTTTAAAGAATTTGCAATTAAATCAACACTTGGTAAGTATAATTTAAGAGAATCAAATCCATATAGTTTAATTATTGCCAATGGGATAGCAAAAATAAAAATCAAGTAATAAGCAAAAAGATTGGTTAATATATCCATAATTATATTATATCAATTATATTGAATTTTAATCCTAAATTTCTATAATATCCCCTTTTAACTTATTAATATATGAGATTTCATTATTCGTCCTAAATAGATAAATGATATAAGTAATATAGTATATAGGTATTAAGATCAATAAGACAATAGATGTTTATTGAGACGTATTCATCTAGTAGTCTACATCGTTCAATTATAATAGTAAAAGCTCGAGAATTTAATCCACCATCTTCAGATAAACAATATCAACCATTATTGGAGTCTATATTGGCTATTCTTCTTTCAGAAATTAAAAATAACAAAAAGAATGGATTTGAACAATTTGATGTGGTTATTGATTTTGTTGGATTTAAAATAAATCAAATTTCACTCGGTTTTATCAAATATTCTATCGAAAAACTTCAAATTCTATTGTCGGATAAATTGGCGGAATGTTATATTTTAAATTCACCAACATACGTCCGTAAAACCTACTCTTTACTTCGAACTTTTATTGATAAAGAAACTCGTGAGAAAATTAAATTTTATAAGTCAAAGAAATCTATTTTAATTGAGGATATCAAAAATTATTTAATCGAAAATGCTTTGGCTCAACATGAAAATTCTGAGGAATTAGAGAATGATACAAATAAATTTGAAGAAGAAAATTCTATTTATGAAGCTGAAGAAACACAGTCAATTGTAATTGAATAATCGATATTAGAATCAGTCAAAAAACAAGTAAACAAGTAAACAAGTAAACAAGTAAACAAGTAAACAAGTAAACAAGTAAACAAGTAAACAAGTAAACAAGTAAACAAGTAAACAAGTAATGAAGTAATTATAATTAATAAGATGATTTAGAATGAATGATTTAATCTAGCAAAGATTATCGTTGAATTTTGAATTATGATTTGCATAAAGTCCAATTGAACATTGCCAACAAATA